ATTGGCACTGCACATCATGATGAATTCTGTGAAAAAGTGTTATGAACGATTCAAAGCAGATCATGTGGTGTTTTGTTTTGAAGGCAGATCATGGCGTAAAGAATTTTATCCTGCCTACAAACAAAACAGAAAAGTCACTCGTGATGCCATGACTCCACAAGAACAAGAAGCAGATGAACTGTTCTGGCAAACATTTGATGAATTCAAAACATTTGTTACAGAGAAGACCAACTGCACTGTGTTGAGGCATGCTGAACTTGAAGCAGACGATTTGATTGCAGGCTGGACACAGTCACACCCAGATGATCGTCATGTGATTATATCTTCTGACACAGACTTTTATCAACTGTTGAGTGAAAATGTATCACAGTACAACGGTATCACAGACATATTTGCCAACACCAAAGGATTTTTTGACGACAAAGACAATGTGGTAATAGACAAGAAAACCAAAGAACCCAAACTGCCACCAAATCCTGAATGGTTGCTGTTTGAAAAATGTATGCGTGGCGATTCGTCAGACAATGTGTTTTCAGCATTTCCTAAAGTACGCACCAACAAACTCAAAGAAGCATTTGAAGACAGAAAAAATCAGGGTTTTATTTGGAACAATCTCATGTTAAGTAGATGGGTTGATCACAACGGCAAAGAAAGAATAGTCAAAGACGAGTTTGCTGTAAATGAACAATTAATTGACTTGACCAAACAACCAGATGACGTTAAAATTAAGATAGCAGAAACCATAGCAACTGCAACAGATCAAGCAAAAACTGTTGGCAATGTTGGTGTGCATCTGTTGAAATTTTGTGCCAAGCACGATTTAGTGAGGATAAGAGACAATGTTAAATTTTATGCAGAACCTTTCAACGCAAGATTCCATCAAGACCAAGCAATTACTGCCTGATCGTTTTTGGATCATTGAACAAAATGGTGTAAGAATTGGCACTATTCAAAGACACGATGAAAACAACTTTGTTGTGACAGGTACAGATTCATCTATTGCCCAGCTTTCTAAAAATGAAATAGATGATCAGTTTAATCTTTTTTCAAACAATTTATTGTCTCAAGAAAATACTGTCAAGACAGAAATTCCAAAAAAAGAAATATATGGATACCCAACCAAGCATGAACCTCACAATGCAGTGCTTGATGTCAAGCACAAGATTCCATTGTATTCAAAATCGCCAAATTCAAACAACATGTATGCGGCAGGTTATTACATTGTGCATTTCCCTAAAGGATGGGTCAAAGGTTTTTGTCCAAAATTATCAACAATCACACAAAATGAATTTCAAGGCCCATTCAAAACAGTAATGGAGCAACGTCAGGCTTTTTCAAATGTCAACAAAAATAGATGATACACTCCATTTAAAAAATTTTATCGAATCAATTAATAAAGCCGACAATGCCCGCCAACGTGAAGTCAAAATTGACATAGAACATGCTAAGCGAGTGCGTAATGCTCTCACTACCTTGTTAATACACTATGCAGAAATATCAAGTAGACGCACAGAATCTTCGTCAGATATAAGTATGGACGGAGGAGATTTTAAATGAACATAGTATGGACCAAGCCAGGATGTCCTTTTTGTGACATGGCCAAAACATTACTGAATCAAAAAGGTATTGAATTTGAAGAAAGAAACATAGGTAATGGTTGGACACGCGAACAACTGTTAGAAGCAATACCCACAGCAAAGACTGTTCCACAAGTTTTTTTGGATGATCAATACATAGGCACTTATCAACATCTTAAAGAGCACTTCAACTAATAAAAACTAGATAAATACTCACATAATGAGTATTACAACATTTCTATATCTAAAACAGCACAACCAAACAGGTTTAAAATACTTTGGCAAAACTGTGCTAAATCCTCACACCTACAAGGGATCAGGTGTGTATTGGACAAGACATTTAGAAAAACATGGAAATGATGTAACCACTCTTTGGACTAAACCTTTCACCAACAAACAAAAACTCACAAAATTTGCAACAGCATATTCTAAAAAACATAACATTGTTGAAAGCAAAGACTATGCTAACATAAAAATTGAAGATGGGTTAATGGGTGGAGACACAGGCATCACTGATGAAGGAAGAAAAATAATCAGTGAAAAGTCCAAAAAGTTTAGGCACACAGAAGAGACTAAAAAAATCATCCGTGAAAAACGAGCAAAGCAAAAAAATTTAAGGACAGGATGTAAACATTCTGCAGAGACTATTGCTAAAATACGAGCTGCTCGTGCTTTACAAAAAAATATAAGAGGAGTTGTCAAAAATGTCGCGTCCTAAACCAAAGACCCTCTTGCAGTTTACCAACAAAAAGAGCTACAAGATGGAAGAAGTGCTTGATGCCTCAGCCATCTATGCAGTGTTTTACGAAGGTAAACCCATTAACCTCAAATCATCATCGATTATTTCCAACTATCCTGGACCAAAATACAAAAAAGTATCTTTTTCAAACCCAGGTCATGCCCATAACTTGGCCCAAAAATTAAATGCAATGTTCAAAACAAGCGAATTCAAAGTGTATGAACTAAAGCAAGGTAAATTGATGACTGATGAAACTAACTAAATCAAAACTTGCTGAACTTTTGAAAACACAGTGTGACCTTGATTTCACCATAGACAAAATTAAAAAACTTGTGTTTAGATCATTTGTGAGAGAAGATGCAAGATTTCAACTCACATACAAAGGATTTCAACTGTTGAAATATGCCAAATTTCAAACCTACAAGATTAGAATGAACAAACCTCTCACAATGAAATCAATGTTGAATCTTGATAGACAGTGTCCTTGTCCGTATTACCTGCCAAAAAAGAAATCATATGTGTATCTGTTTGCACAAAAACCAGCAGTGGTGTTACAAATGCTGGATGGTGACATAGAAAACTTCCAATTATAGCGACTTTTTGCAGGGTTGACACTTCCCTATATGATATTATAATAATATACATAAGGAGCGTAACAAACGATGAGCGATAAGACAATTGAAACTACAAGACAAATTGGTCCAAGTCAAGCAATCACAGGGTTAAAACACTGTATTGCACTGAAGAGACCTGTGATGATATGGGGTGCACCAGGTATTGGTAAGTCCGATATTGTCAAACAGATTGGAGACGAACAGTCACGTGAAGTGATTGATATCAGATTACCACTGTGGGAGCCTACAGACATCAAAGGTATTCCATTCTACAATTCAACCACCAACAAGATGGAATGGGCACCACCCATTGAACTGCCATCGGATCCTAAATCCACAGCAATTCTATTCTTGGATGAGATCAATGCGGCACCTCCGGCTGTGCAGGCAGCGGCATATCAACTTATCCTAAATAGGAAAGTTGGTGCTTATGATCTGCCTGAGGGTGTATCAATTGTGGCGGCGGGTAACAGAGAAACAGACAGAGGTGTTACATTCAGAATGCCTGCTCCTCTTTCCAATCGTTTTGTTCACATTGAAATGAAAGTGGACTTTGATGACTGGTTTGAATGGGCCACACTTAATAATATTCATGCAGATGTTGTGGGTTACTGCACATTTGCAAAAAACGATTTGTATGACTTCGATCCCAAGGGTTCTTCCAAGGCATTTGCCACACCAAGAACTTGGTCATTCGTGAGTCAATTACTAACAGAACACCTGCCGGACAACACGCTCACTGATCTGGTTGCAGGTGCTGTTGGCGAAGGTACAGCCATCAAATTTATGGCTCATCGTAAAATTGCGGCTGACCTTCCCAACCCAACAGACATCTTATCCGGTAAAATCAAGAAGATGCCCAAAAAAGTTGAAGTGTCAGGACAATACTCGTTGGCAGTGTCCATGTGTTATGAACTCAAAGAGAATGAGAAACACAAGGACTTTGACAAAATGGCAGACTGTTTCTTGAACTTTATGATGGACAACTTCGACACAGAACTCACTGTGATGGGCGCCAAGATTGCTCTTTCCACATACAAACTACCAATGAAGCCAAGCAAGTTGAAGTCATTCAACAAATTCCATGAGAAGTTTGGCAAATATGTTGTAGCAAGTATGGAGGGTTAATGAGAACTCAACAAGAAGAAAAAATCATAACAGCCAGAATATCATTGTTGCTGAAGAAACCATTCTTTGGCAACATGGCCACTCGTTTGATACTCAAAGAATCCAAAGAAATTGGCACAGCGGCCACTGATGGCAGACATCTTTGGTATGCTCCGGACTTTATTGATCAGTTAGATGTAAAACAGGTTGAATTTCTACTTGCTCATGAAGTGCTTCATGTGGCATTTGAACACATGCTGAGACGTGGTGACAGAGATCCGCAAGGTTGGAACGTGGCGGCAGACTATGCCATCAATCAAATACTTGACGATGAAAACATTGGTTCCAAACCTACAGGCGACAATGCTCCACTGTTGGATTCACAGTACAGAGATCTGTCAGCAGAACAAATCTATGACAAGTTAAGTGACTGGCAGAAACAACAATCAACACTAGATGTTCACATTGACTTGGACAAAGGTGAAGCCACTGTGAAAGACAAAGACGGCAATGAGAAAAAAATTAAAATGCCTAAACTTTCTAAAGGTGAACAGGATCAACTCAAGGATGAAATCAAAAATTCACTGCTACAATCTGCCAAGGCGGCACAAACCGCAGGTGCTGGCAGTATCCCCAAAGGACTTGAAAGATTGATCACAGACATCACTGCTCCTAAACTGGATTGGAGAAGCATGTTGAGACAAACCATTAAGAGTCAAATCAAAAACAACTACTCATGGATGAGACCTTCACGTAAGATGTACTCAACCAATGCTGTTTTGCCAGGACTTGATGTGCAGAATGAACTTGACATCTGTGTGAGCATTGACACATCAGGTTCCATATCAGAAAGCATGTTGAAAGATTTTCTATCAGAAATAAATGGTATTGCGGAAGAATTTGATGAATACAAAATAAAAGTTTGGTGTTTTGACACAGAAGTTCATGCACCAGAACAGTTTGAATCATGGGATGGCAAAGAGATCACTTCATACACACCACAAGGTTATGGTGGCACAGATATTGGTGTGAACTGGAAATGGATGCAAGAAAATGATGTAAAACCACAACTGCTTGTCTGTTTCACAGATGGCGAAACATGGGACCGTTGGGGAGATGCAGATTACTGTGACACACTGTGGGTGATTCATACCAATGACAGAGTACGTCCACCATTTGGACAAACCGTTTATTATGGTTGACTTCTACAAAAGAAATAAAATATAATATATGCATATTATAATATAACGAAGGAGACTCCTAATGTCAGAAGAAACAAAACAACCAGAAGAAGGCACAGTCACTACACCACAAGCAGAAGCACCTGCTCTTACTGTGGCTGATTTAAGAAACATCAGAACAATCATTGATATTTCATCACAACGTGGTGCATTTAGAGGCAATGAACTTGCTACTATAGGCACTGTGTTTGACAAGTTAGACACATTCTTGAAAGCAGTTGATGCCAAAGCACAAGCAGAAAATCCTGCTCCAGCAGAAGGCGATGCACCTGCAGAAGAGCCAAAAGCAGAGGAGAAATAAATGAAACATGTTGGTATGTTAAAAACGACAGGCACTAAAGTTATTATTGCCTATCGTACGTTACCACAAGATCCACATTCAAGTCTTGTGATAGACAGAGATGCCATGCTTCCATTTGAAGAAGACATCATCGAAGGATTACTTGAATCAAAAGATGGTCAAGACTCGTTTGAGTTTGCACACATTTTAGGCAGACACAAGATGCCATTGGAAGATTCACCAGATGCGATTGTACAAGATCAAGCAACATCAGTGCAAGGTGTAACAGTTTTAGAATGGTTACACAACAGTGGAAAACTGCTGAAACAAGCAACTGAAAATGTTATGGTCACTGAAGAAGGTGCAGATGCTGTGCAGTTAGACAAACTCAACGAAATGATTGCAGAACAACGTGGCGTTGATTTAGCAGGTCTATCAATTCAACCTGACACCACTTCCGCAGGCACGTCTGGCAAACAAGAAGCCAAACTGATGTTGGCTCGTGCAGAAAGACTGGAAAAGAAAATGCTTGTGCTCAAAGAAAGAGCATATGAATTAGATCCAGATCTAAGACCAAAAAAAGGTCGACCAAAAAAACAGACTGAAGAGGCATAATATTGGCAAGAGTATTTGCACAAGAGGCTTGGCACAAATGCCAAGAGCAAGGCATCGATGGTCGCTACGAAATGATATTGTTGGCAGCTCACAGAGCAAGACAACTTAATAAAGGTGCTCATCTTGTATTCAACGAGGAACATCAAAGAGGACAATCTAATACTGTAAATGCTCTTCGCGATTTTGAAACAGGCGAATTAGACCTGTCAGAACTCAAAGAAGATTTAATAAAATCTTTACAGAAAGTATCTCCGCCATCAATTGAAGATTCGGAAGAATGAAAATACTTGTGTTTGGTGGTGCAGGCTTCATAGGCCATCATTTAGTCAATCAACTACAGCATAATCATGATGTGTGTGTTTATGATAATTTTTCTATATTTGGAGTCAAGCACGAAAAACAAAAACACCACATCATTCAAGGTCGTACCAGTCAATGGTACAATGTAGAAACCGTCAACGGTTCTGTTGTAGAATCATCACTGATTCAAAATACTTTTTACAATTTCCAACCCGATGTTGTTGTTAATCTTGCGGCATATCCCCGTGTGAGTTTGAGTGAAAAATACCCTGTGCTGAGTGCAGAAGGCATGATACAAGGTATGATAAACACCTTAAACTACAAAGTGAAAAAGTATGTTCATGTCAGCAGTTCTAATGTATATGGAAACTTTCAACACAATGCAGATGAAACCACTTCTTGTGCACCAATAAACTTGTACGGCAGTCTTAAACTTGCACAAGAACATCTTTTGAAAACTCATGCACACAATAGACAATTTGATTACATAATTTTTAGACCAATTTGTGTGTTTGGTAATTATGATTTAGGAGATAGATTAGTTCCTAAATTTATAAAATCTGCAATCAACAATCAGGAAATATTTTATTCACAAGACACAACAACAGATATCACATATGTAGATGACATGGTACAAGGTTTACTACTTGCAATTGAATCAGACTGTGCAAATGAAACATTCAACATCAGCAGTGGACAAACTTTAACTATAAAACAACTGGCTGACATAATAAAAGATCATTACAAAAGTTCAAGTAAACTGATTCCTGTAAACCGAGAAAAGTATTTTCCAAACAGAGGATCTCTTGTGGTAGACAAAATTAAAAACATGCTCGGATACGAAAGGAAATTTGATCTACATCAAGCATTAAATGAAATCAATGCAGATACCATTCACTAAACTTCAAGACCAATACCAAGAATGTAAACCACAGATCGATTCTGCTATTCAACGCATCTTAGATACCAGCGAATTTATTACAGGACCTACTGCTGAAAAATTCGAACAAGTTTGGAGTCAACATGTAGATGCTGAATCTTGTGCGTCTGTTGGCAACGGAACTTTTGCATTGACATTAGCACTTTTAGCCTGTGGAGTAAAACCAGGTCATCAAGTGATCACCACTCCACACACATTTATTTCAACAGCAGAAGCCATCAAAGTGATTGGAGCAGAACCAGTGTTTGTCGACATTGATGAATACTATCATATTGATGTAAATCAGATTGAAAATAAAATCACACAATTAACCAAAGCAATCCTTTTTGTAGACTTGTATGGTCAAACTCCTGACGTAGACAAATTAAAAAAAATTGCAAAAAAACACAATTTGTATTTGATAGAAGATGCCGCACAAAGCACAGGAGCAGAATACAAAACTAAACGAGTTGGCAACTTGGTTGATCTAACTTGTTTTTCATTCAATCCAGTAAAAAATCTTGGTGCCATAGGTGATGCTGGTGCTGTTACAGGAAAACAGGAATTGATTGACAGAGTCAAAATGTTCAGAGACCACGGAAGAAAAACAAAATACAACTATGAAGCAGTGGGGTTCAATGCAAGAATAGATTGTTTACAAGCCGCAGTGCTGTTGGAAAAAGTAAACATTTATCTTGACTGGAATCAACAAAAAAGACAACGAGCAGAAATATACAATCAACATTTAAATGCAGGCACTCCATTGACCAGACCTGACTGTTTACATTCTTACTATGTGTATGTGATGCAAGTGCCTAATCGTGATGGGTTTGTTGAATATATGAAAGATTTAGGTGTTGGCACTAACATACACTACAAAACTCCAATCAATGTGCATCAACCTTATCATCCATATCAACCATGTCTTCGAGCAGAATGGGTGTGTGATCAAATTGTAAGTTTACCATGCTATCACTCATTGACAGAATCAGAACAATCATATATCATTGAACACACAAACAAATGGTTAAAACAGCACTCATAGGAGCAGGATACTGGGGCAGTAAACTGCAAAGCACTCTGGACAAGATACCAAACTGTTCAGTAGAACAAGTGTTAGATATCAAACAAAATCAATCCATTGATGATTTAAACCAAGACATAGAAGCAGTTGTGATTGCTACCCCGGCCTGGGAACACTATCAAGATGTGATAAAATCATTGGCCAAGGATTTACATGTGTATGTG